TATAATCAATTAGGTTATGATGAGAACACTATTACTAATGTAACTGTTGCAGCAAAGAACCCAGGAACATGGGCAAACGGAATTAAAGTTGCTATTATAGATGGCAAAGCAGATCAGATTTTAACAGTTCCTTCTGGTTCTTATGGTATTGGTGTAGGTGTTACACAACCAATTTCTAAAACAGTCGGTACTCCAACTGGAACCAAAACAATAGATGGTTACTTGAAAGGTATCATAACAGGTTCTACTAGTACAACTATTGATGTTAAGATTGTTTCACATGTATCTGCTGCAGGAACAGTAACTAATGTAGATTACCAGCAAAATGGTACATACACATTTGATGGAACTGCTCAATTTGGTCTTACTGCATCAGGAAGTTCAGATGGTACTAGTGTTACCAATGTAACTCCAACTGCACAAGAAGATTGGTTTGAAAAACAGGACATTACTTTAAGTGTAGGAAAACTTGAGTGGGATCAATTAGCAGATGCCCCAGGTACTTCAGCATATGCTGCTGCCAGAGGTGGTAGAAATGATGAAGTTCACGTTGTTGTTATTGACGACAAAGGAACTGTAACAGGTAATGCTGGTACAATTCTTGAAAAGCATTTAAATCTTTCTAAAGCAAAAGATGGTGAGTATTCAGTTGGATCTACTTCTTATTGGAGAAAGTATCTAGCAACTAACTCCAAGTACATCTATGGTGGTAGTGCTCCTGCTGGAATTACAACTACAGGATGGAGTACATCTTCTTCAAATACTCTCGATGCAGATAGTGGTTGGGATCAAGATGCAGATGCAGTAAACTTTGGTGCTTCTGGTGTAGTTACTGGAACACTTGAAAAAGGTGCAAATTATGGATCTAAAACAGATCTTACTACTTCTGGAGCACTAAGTTCTGGTTTGGATGATATTCTTTCAGGTTATACTCTATTTGAAAATACAGAGGAAACTGAAGTTGATTTCATCTTGATGGGATCTGCAAATTATGCTAAAGAAACTGCTCAAGCATTAGCAGAAAAAGTAATTGCTGTTGCAGAAGCAAGAAAGGATGCAGTTGCATTCGTTTCACCTTATAGACAGGCATTCTTGAATGATAGTGCTGCTGGATCTGTAACGGTTAGCAACATAGATCAAATGACAACTAATGTCGTTGGATTCTATGCACCAATATCATCAACAACTTACGGTGTTTTTGATAGCGGTTACAAGTACATGTATGATCGCTTTAATAATGTATTCAGATATATCCCATTAAACGGTGATATTGCTGGAACTTGTGCAAGAACTGATATTGAACAGTTCCCTTGGTTCTCACCTGCAGGTACTGCAAGAGGTCCAATTCTTAATTCAGTAAAACTTATTTACAATCCTGGTAAAAAACAGAGAGACATTCTATATTCAAATAGAATTAACCCTGTTATTCTTTCACCTGGTGCTGGAATCATCCTATTCGGTGATAAGACAGGATTTGGTAAATCATCAGCATTTGATCGTATCAACGTTCGTAGATTATTCATCTACCTTGAAGATGCAATTAAAGCCGCTGCGAAGGATCAACTCTTTGAGTTTAACGATGAACTTACAAGAACAAACTTTGTAAATATCGTTGAACCATTCCTCCGTGATGTACAATCTAAGAGAGGAATCTTCGACTTCGTTGTTGTTTGTGACGAAACAAATAACACAGCAGCAGTTATTGACAACAATGAGTTTGTTGCTGACATATTCATCAAACCAGCACGTTCTATCAACTTCATCGGTCTAACCTTTGTTGCTACCAGAACTGGTGTTGCATTTGAAGAAGTAATCGGTTCCGTTTAATTAAGAGGTTTTAATCAATCATGGCTAGAAATCAAGTCAATCCACCACCACTAAGGACGATTTCAGACTTCAAAAGCAAGCTGACAGGTGGCGGTGCTCGTGCCAATCTGTTCGAGGTTGTACTAACATTCCCAGATTTAGCACAACCTCCTACTGATGTTCTTGATAAATCAAGATTCTTAGTAAAAGCGGCAAGGTTACCAGCATCAAACATTCAGCAAATAGATGTTCCTTTCAGAGGAAGGATACTTAAGATTGCTGGAGACAGAACATTCGATTCTTGGTCTATAACCGTTATTAACGATACGGACTTTGCAATCAGATCTGCATTTGAAAGATGGATGAATGTAATCAATCGTCTTTCTGATAATACTGGAGCAGTTAATCCTGCTGATTATCAAGCAGATTGTTATGTTTATCAACTTGATCGTGATGGACAATCACTAAGGTCTTATCGTTTCTTCGACACATTCCCAACACAGGTTGGTCCTATTGAACTTTCATACGATGCCACAGGAATTCAAGAGTTTACTGTTGAGTTACAGGTTCAGTATCTGGAAGTTATCAAAGGAGTTAGTCCTGTAGCAGGTGGTGACGACATTAACTAAATAGTGCTATAATAGTAGGAAAACAGTTATACTATGGCAAAACTCTTTGGTTTTTCAATTGAGGATACCGAGAAAAAATCCGCTTTAATATCCCCCGTCCCTAAAAACAATGAGGATGGGGTTGATAATTATATTGCAAGCGGATTTTATGGTCAGTATGTAGATATTGAAGGGGCGTATCGTTCAGAGCATGAATTAATAAAAAGGTACAGAGAAATGGC